TTTAGAGTCATCAGGAAGTCAAAACCAATCACTTTATATGGCATTAGTTTTATGTGAGGGCGAAATTCAATCTATCGAAGAAATATATGTTGATGATAGATTAGTTACTTGGACAGGTGCATTATCACATGGAACTCAAGTAAATTCTAACGATTCTTATTATAGACGTAGTGGTGTTTCATATATTCAAGTTCAACCTTTTTTTGGAACAGATACGCAATCATCATCAAGTCTTTTAAGCACATTATCATCATGGGGAAGTAACCATACTTTATCTGGTGTTTGTTATCTTGCTTTTAGATTTTTATGGAACCAAGATGTATTTGGTGCAATTCCACAAGTAAAAGTAAAATTAAAAGGGAAAAAAATAGTAACATTAAATTCATCTTTAGTTGAGTCTAGTGAAACATATTCAACCAATCCAGCATTTTGTATTTTAGATTATTTAAGAAATACAAGATACGGAAAAGGATTAGCAACAACAGATATTGATTTACAAAGTTTTTATGATGCGTCAGTTGTTTGTGAAACACAAGTCACACCATATTCTGGTGGTAGTGATATAAATATATTTGATACAAACTATGCTTTAGATACAGGAAGAAAAGTAATGGAAAATTTAAGAGAGTTAGTAAAAGGTTGTCGAGGTTACTTACCTTATACACAAGGTAAATATAAACTAATTATTGAAACAACAGGTTCAGCTTCAATAACTTTAACCGAAGATAATATCATTGGTGGTTATGTACTTTCAAGCCCAGAAAAAAATTCAAAATATAATAGAGTTATAGTTTCATTTATTAATCCAGATAGAAACTTCCAAGTCGATCAAGCACAATTTCCACCAATAGACGATAGTGGCCTTGCAAGTGCAGATCAACACGCAACAATGAAAACTGCTGATGGTGGAGTTTTATTAGAGGGTCGTTTTGAGTTTCCTACATTAACATCACCATATCAAGCAGAAGAAATGGCAGAAATTATTTTAAGAAGATCAAGAGAGTCTTTAGCATTACAAATAACTGCTGATTTTAATGCTTATGATTTAGCAATAGGTGATATTTTAGGAATTACCCACACATCATTAGGATTTTCAGCTAAAAATTTTAGAGTGTTATCTATGACTTTTAACGAAGATTATACTATATCGTTAAATTTAGTAGAACATCAAGACTCGCACTATACTTTTGCATCTAAAACACAAGTTGCTTCTACACCTACAACAACTTTACCAGACCCATTTACAACAATAGATTTATCAGAAGCTCTTGGTGCAACACCTTTAGTTACAGATGAAATAATTGAATACAATGACGGAGTAATTATAACTAAAATGACGATTATTTTATCTGATTTATCACTTTTTACTGACTCATTTTTTGATTATTACGAAGTAGAAATATCAGAAGATGGTGGATTAACATATAATCAAGTTGGCTCTGGTAAAAATACTGTTTTTGAAGTTTTAAATGTTAAAGATGATGTAACTTATAATGTAAGAGCAAGATATGTAAATACTGCTGGAGTAAGATCAAATTATGTTTCAGTAGATCATACAGTAGTTGGTCAATCTGCACCACCAAGTAATGTTCAAAACTTTTCTATAAATGTTGTCGGAGATCAAGCAGTATTGTCATGGGACGCTGTAACGGATTTAGATTTATCTTATTATGTAATTAAACATAGCCCAAACACAACAGGTGCTACTTGGATTAATTCTAAAAATATAATTAATAAAATTGCAAGACCAGCAACCACAGCAACTGTACCTTTTCAGACTGGGACTTACTTAATCAAAGCAGAAGATAAAAGAGGTAATCAATCTATTTTAGAAACATTAATTGTATCAAATATTTCTACTGTTAATTATGTTTTTGAAACTACAATAAATGAACACACAGCATTTTCTGGCTCTAAATCAAATGTAGAGGTAGTTGTAAAAGACTCTGTCAATCATATTGGTTTAACTGCAACAGGAACTTTAGGTGACCCAAATTCATCTGTACCTAGTTCTGGTACTTATGACTTTGCAAATACAATCACACTACCAGCTAAATTTAAAACTAAATTTGACTCAACAGTTGTTCAAACTATTGAAAATGTAGCTGAATATATTGATACAGGTAGACCAAATAGTTCAACTTTAATTGATGACGGAACACCAGACCCATTTGACGGAAGAACTGCACAAAATAGTAACACAACATTACAAATTGCAACAAGTGATGATAATGTAACTTTTAGTTCATATCAGAATTTTACAACAGGTGAATTTGAGGGAAGATATTTTAAATTTAGAGCATTACTAACATCAGCAGATCAAGATAGCAGAACTTTAGTAAATACTTTATCTGTTACTGCTAGTCTTCCTGAAAGAACTGAAAGCGGTGCTGATATATCAAGTGGCACAGGTGGAAAAGTAATTACATTTAATAACGCATTTAGATTAAACCCAGCAATTACTATTTCTGGACAGAATATGCAAACGGGAGATTTTTTCACAATCACAAGTAAAAGTACATCTGCATTTACTATTGAATTTTTTAATTCCTCTGGTACAAGTATAGACAGAACATTTGATTTCCAAGCAAAAGGAGTAGGTCAAGTAATACCATAATTATGTCACAAGTAACACAAATAGCAGTAGATAACCAAACATTCGCAACATTTAGGACGACACTCAATAGTAGTCTTAACGCATTAAACACAGGTCATTTAGGTTCATCAAGACCTAGTTCTGCTGTCGCTGGAACAATCTGGTTAGATAATTCTGCAACAAATACTATTGCTATGAAACTGTTTGACGGAACAGACGATTTAACTTTATTTTCAGTAAATACATCAACCAATGCTATAACACTTCCAAGTGGCGTTTCTATTACAGAAGTTGACCCAAGTGCTATACCATTTGCAATCGCTTTAGGGAGTTAATAATGGCAAACAATTTTAATGATGCACAAGTTAGTTTATCAGATGCAACTTTAACAGATATTTATACAGCAACAAATAAATCACTTGTTATTGCTGGAACTATTTCAAACACAGGTGGAACTGCAATAAATGTAGCTTTAAAAAAATATGATAATTCTGCAACTGCTGGAAAATTTATATTTAAAGATTTACCTTTACCAGTTGGTTCTTCAATCGAACTTCCAAAAGTGGTTTTACAAACATCAGACAAAATTCAAGCACAATCAGATAATTCTAGTGGTAACGCAGATGTCCACTTACAACTATTAACAGATGTAACATAAGGAGATTAAATGTCCTCTTATCTAGGTAATATCCCATCTAACAATTTTGTAAGTTTAAAACGTCAAGTAATTACAGGAAATGGTGGTGCATCTTACACTTTAGATTATTCAGTTGCATCAGTTAATGATGTTGCAATTTTTGTAAATAATGTCCGACAAGACCCAGCAAGTTATTCAATCTCTACAACAAGTTTGACTTTAGGTGGCACAATTTCCTCTAGTGACTCTTGCTATGTACTTTTCTTGGGACAGGGAATTCAAAGCGTAA